ACATCTGCTGGCACTTCTTCATCTATATCATAATAGATGTCTGTTATATTAAAATACGCATCTCCGATAAGAATAATAGTATCATTAACATCATCATAATAGGTATCGTGTTTCTTGCAAAACTTGTCTAGGTACTTTCTGTTTAATTCTTGGCGTTTTTGTTTTAGGGTTTTCATAATTCTAAAGATTAAAGATTGAACTTTTAATATTAAGAGTTGACTTTACAAACCATGATATTGCACGCTGCTCTCCATCGTTTAACTCTTGGCGATTTACAGCCGATAACTTGTTATTATCAACTTCAATAGTTTTGCCGTTAACCCTCATTGTTTGGGTTGTTTCGGTTTCTTTTATTAATTCTATGTGTACCATAATTATTTTATTAAAAGTTGGTTAAATTTAATTCTATCTTTTATTACTTTACAGCTATATAAAATAGTCGCATGATCTCTTTTAAAGATTTTTCCTATTGCTGTTTGGGATAGGTGCATATGCTCTCTTACAAGATAAATAGCATAACTCCTTGCTTCTGCTATTGGTTGCACCCTTGCTCTCGATAATATTTCATCTACAGTAACTCCATATTTTTTTGCTGCGGATTCGATTAGTGATGTGGTGGTTATTTCTTTAGGCTTCTTAAGTCCGGGGGCTGAGTAAAATGTCATATCAATAAGGATTATTAGTTAAAAATTCTTTATGTATTTCAAGTAGTTCATACCTGTTTAATTGCTCGTTGTGTGCGGCTGTGTGATTGTTATAGTTCAATCCCATCAGGTTTTCAATCCTATTATCTTTTTTACCTTTCCCGAATAAAATATGATGCACATTCTGAGCTATAACCATTTTACCATTTACTATATACTCGTATTCATCCCATACAGGATCACATTCCTGTATTCCAAAATATTCGTAATATGTTGTTAGGTAGGCTTTCATTTTAACAATGGTTTAATAAATTCAAAGCCTCATCAATGGAATTAATTACGTAATATTGTACACCAGCTCTGTTAAATGATTCTTTGCATTTTAGTTCCCCGTCCGATAATTTACGTTGGCTTTTTGGTTTCTCACCATCTTTTATTTCAACTATCATTAATTTGCCCCTATACCCTACTAAAATATCAAAAGCATTTTTCAACTGTGATGTTATCAATACAGTTGCCCCAGCTTTACGTAATGTTTTTACTATTTCTGGTTGGTTTCTGTCTACTTTTGCGGCTCTTATCATAGTTATAATTTCTTTTTATAATGGCTTATTATCCGTTCAGTTTCGTACTTATAGAAATCTACAAACTCTTTATGTCCTAAATTATTCTGCTCCCAATTTTTATACAGTACATTTCTTAATCTTTGACTTTGAGTTTTTGGGTTGTCGTATAAATCGGTTTCCAAATTATCTAATCCCTTTATCTCGGATTCAGTCAATTTGCTTTCAGGCTTGAAATAAAGATAACCAAATCCATCAAGTAGCTGGTCAATTACCATTATATCCTGTGTTGTCTTTTCGCTTGTAATAAACCTAATACTTACAGATTTATCTTTAAGCCTCCTGTACCCATCTAATTGGGCGGCTGTGATTAGTTTCATACCACACTATAATAATATTCCTTAGCACCATACATGCCTATCTTACTATCAATTGTCTTTGCCAATTTTCCATCATTCTTTAAATTAGTAATAGCCCTGCGGCAACTTGTAATCGGTGTATGTCCTTTTATAGCACTATAAAATCCCCAAAGCTCACTAGCTGTAAGCCTCTTTTTGTGCTTAAATATTTGCAGTATTATTACTGACTGACTTTTGGTTTTGTCAATTGCTGACCTTAAATCGTTTCCTACTAGATTAGTTGTATTGAAATAAGTTTCCATGTTATTTAAGTTTTTTAAGGGGGTGTATTTCAACCCTCTCTGGTTTATTCTTTACGGTGTAAAAATTCAATCCTTTGTGATATAATTTCAGTAACATATTTATCAACACTATTACTATCTGTATATTTCCTAGTCTTGATTTTACCAGTTACAGAAATTAGATCACCTTTCTTTAGTTTTGATTCTTTGAATATTACTACATTATGCCACTCTGTTGATTCATGCCACTCATTATCTTTGTGCCATTTTTCAGTAGTTGCCATACTGAATGATGTTTTTTTATCACCATTCTCAAAGGTGAAAGTTTCGGGGTCTTTTCCAACCCTCCCTGTAATTACTACTAAATTCATTTTTCTAATTCGTTAATTATATTTGTATTATTTAATAATTCTTTAAGCATATTTTCACCTAAAATTAAACCCTCACTAAGTTTAGTTTGTTTAATAGGGTCCGGGAAGAACCTTTGAATAATTAAACTCTTTTTAAAGTTAGGGTTGTAGCTGCCAAAATCCCACCATTCCCGACCTGTGACAAACATATTCATGTTCATTTGCCATATAGTGCCACTATCTACTTTATCACCTAATAATAGCCCTAAGTGGATTCTATCATTACGTGCTTTTAATTCAAGCCCTCCATTATTATCAATTAAAGCATCTGGGCTACAACCTACATAATCATTGTATGTAATAAATCCTACTTCTTTGATTATAGAGTTTGTCTCAAACTCATATACTTGGCGTGCAATAGGTTCTAACTCGTTGCCTCTATCCATATCTTTATTAGTATAATGTTCTTCTTTGTTAATCATATTCTGAACAATAGAGCGGATATATGTTACTAATCCTTTACCTTGATTTCCAATAGCAGTTGCATGACTAGCTGTCATTTTACATTTGCGTATTTCGTGCCATTCGGGCGTTCCTTGTATTATATTTTCGTGAATAATCATATAGCATCTGATATTAAAGTTTCCATTGTTTCAGTTTCAATTTTCCAGTATGAAAGTAAGTCATTCGGTTTATACCCTTTTTTAAGCATGCCAATTGCTTTTTTGTGATCGTCTTTTGTTATTTCTGGTAATAGCTTTTTTAACTCTTCTTTTTTTTCAGTTAATAAAGATACGAATTTTACTTTATCCGATACGTTGTTCTGTTCTGTTCTGTACAACATATTCAAATCTTGGATATTTTCCAGTAATTCAATTTTCTTTTGTATTGTTTCATCAAAATCCACCCTATCAACATCGTAATTCTCATTGTCAATAGTATCAATATTTTGTGTAATATCTTTGAAGTGTCTTTTACATGCTCTTTTAATTACCGATTTAAGCACCATTTCAGAAAACCAATTGTCCCATACATTCTTAGTTTTGGCAGCTGACTTCATTTTTTGTATTTCAGTCATGTTAAGGGTTTCTAAAAACTCACCTCTTTTATTTTTGATAATACAATATGTACCGATTATTTCGGGATTTGGATTAAATGGGTTATTTATTTTATGTGAATAAATAACTTTGCCGTTTTCTTTATGAAAAGAAAAGTCATCGTCTTTATTTACAATCTGCATATCAAATGTAGATTCAGGATAAACATTTAAAACCCTATTTTTGTAAGCATGGTAATCATAACTTGCAATTATTTTACCTTTGTATTGTAAAGTTATAGACTCACCATCTATGTACAAATTATCAATAGCTACTTTTTTGAAAATATCAATAGCTGCATCATCTTTGAAATAAGGAAACCATTTATTAACCAACTGACCGTCTTTTTTTGCCGTTTCAAGTTGCTTTAAATAATTAGTGTACTGAATGACATTAATATTGTCGTAATCTGTCAATCCGTTTTTTACTTGGTTATAATTCATGTCATTTATTTTTAAATTAAGTTAAAAGTAATCAATTTATCAATAGGTATTATTTAGATTCGTTGTAAATTAGGTTTATTCTCATTCTCACAAACATCGTACAGGTGGCAATCTTGACATTCAGGTGATGCGTGCTCTAGGCAATGACTACACACGTCCGTACCGTCAAGAAAAGCATCACCACAACAATTGCTATATTTATATCCAGTACATTTTAACATTTTATCTTCGTCTTCCATTGTTACGTATTTTATAATATTTCCATTTTCATCTTCAATACAGGTCGCTGCATTTTTAAACTGTAAATAAATCCATATAATTGTACTAATTGCACATACTAAGATTATACAGATTGTTGATAGGTTTTCCATTGTTCTATAAGTTTAATTATTATTTTTTCTTTGGAGGTCTTGTTGCCTAACTTTCTTTGTCGGGCAACCTCATCTAGCAACGCCTCATTTAATTCAGTTGCTAGGTTTAAAATCATTGTAGTCATAAGTCTATTATTAAAGTGTTATTAAAATTTCTTCTTCAAATATTGGATCTTCACCACCCCACACATAAACAGCACCATCAAAATACCCATCTTCAGATATTATACATTCGTTTGGATTGTCGCTAAATTTATCTACAACATATTTGATACTGCCATTAATTACGGTTTCATATCCCATGATATTACATTTGTGATTTACAACCCATATAGTAGCATCACCACCAGTAAAAGGCTCTACTTCAAAATTGTGGTAATTCATAAGGTTTAATAATTCTTTTCGCACCTCTGACTTTATTAGATCCTCTGGAGTTACTTCGTTTAACTTTTTGATTTGGGTATCTAAAAAACTTCCTACTTTTGCTAATTCACTGTTAATGGTTTCTTGTGTGTTCATATCTTTATCGGTTTAAATATGCCACAAAGATAATACAATTATAATAGCTATAACATTAATAATATAAATAATGATTGTTTATTTTTATTCTAAATAAGATTTTGATGTATAAACATAGCTAAAGCATTACTCCTGCTTAGATTTAAAACTTTTAACCCTACCTAAATTACTAATCTCATAAATACCTTCATACTCCTTAATA